AAAGATGAAAGTTAGCGATACCTAGTAAGCCAAGGGCTAATGTAGGAAGTATTAAAAAGGATAATCTCATTGAAGGCGGAAAAATATGGATTGAGTTTTGGAGAAAAAATATTGAAATATTCGTGGAACAATACCTAGGATTAAAATTATTTACATTTCAAAAAATAATAATTCATATGATGCATATATCAAGGTTTTTTTGTTGGATTGCGTGTAGGGGTCTTGGCAAATCGTATTTGACGGCAATATATTGTTGCTCAGTTGCTATTTTATATCCAGGTATTAGAATAGTCATAGTTTCTGGTCAAAAATCTCAAGCAGATGCGGTTATAACAGAAAAAATTGCACAGTTGATGCATGATTCACCTATTCTTGCTACAGAAATAGAACCTAAAGGTATACGGACGTATCATAATAAAACGGCGTGTGTTTTTAGAAATGGAAGTCAAATAATTTCAGTAGCGAGCAACCAAGGAGCGAGAGGATTAAGAGCAAACATACTCTTATGTGATGAGTTTAGAATGATTGATAAATCTATATTGGATTCTGTTTTAAAACCATTCTTAACCAATAAAAGAACTCCACCTTTTTATAAAAATAGTGATAAATATAAAGATTATCCTAAAGAACCCAATAGAGAAATTTACTTAAGTAGTGCGTGGTTAAAGTCACATTGGTCGTGGGAAAAATTTACGGACATAACTAAAATGATGTTAGAAGGTAAAAATGCAACGGCGTTTGACTTATCTTATGAATGTTCGTTGGTCAATGGGTTGATTGATGAAGAAAAAATAGAAGAAGATAGGTTGGCGTTGGGAGAATTTACATTTAGCATGGAGTATGAAGGAATATTCTTTGGTGAGAATGAAAATAGCTTTTATAAGTCGGCTGAATTAAATGAGTGTAGAGTTCTTAAAAATGCTTATTACCCACTAACAGACGATGAATATAGAGCAAAAGATATTAAGAAAAAAAGATTAAAACAAATGCTTAGAAAAAATGGAGAAATAAGAATAATAGGTGTAGACTTTGCCAGAATGGGTTCTAACAAAAATGACAACTCTGTATTTACCTTAATGAGATTGTTACCTAATGGGGACTCATATAAGCGTGAAGTAGTTTATATAGAGGCGTGGAACGGTGTTAAAACTGAAGAACAAGCAACTAGGATTAAGAGATTATATACAGAATTTGAATGCGACAAGTTAATTATAGACGGAAATGGAAACGGTGTAGCTTTGATAGATGAGATGCAAAAGTCTTCTTATGATTCATCTATCGATGAGCATTACGACTCTTTTGGTGTATATGAATCAAATGTAAATACGGAATATGAGCCGTTAAAAGAAGGTAATAATTGTATTTACTTAATGAAAGCATATGAGAAAGATAATAGTAATACTATAATTTATCTAAAAAACGCTTTCTTAAGTAAAAAAATAAGATTATTAGTAGATGAAAATACAAAAGAAAGTGATTTTAAGAGTGATATTAAATTTCATGAAGACGCAGAATATCACGCAAGCATGGTGTTACCTTTCATACAGACAAGTCAATTTATTTTCGAAACATTAAACCTTGAATATGAAGAAAGAACTAACGGTAATATTGCTATAAAAAATGGTGCTAAACGTAAAGATAGATTTTCTAGTTTGGCTTATGCTAATTACTTGGCTGAATTAATAGAAAAAGAAGAGTATAAAAGAAGAAATAAAAAGAAAAGCGGTTACTTATTCTTACGATAATTAATAAAATTGGAGGTGAATGATATAGATAAAAGTGAAATAAATATAAGCAAAGAAGAAATTAAGAAAAATAATATAGAATTTGCTAAAAGTTTCAGTAAACAAAGTATAAATTATCTTAAAAAATTATATGGGGCATCGACAACTAGAAGTATAACTTCAGACCAAGTCAAAAGGTATACTGAAAGACCTTATGATAATGCTGACAACTTACAAGCAGCAATGAATTATATAATGCATTCAAATGGTATGATTAATGAGTTCTTATATTATAAGGCAGATATGTTAATGTTGGATCATTGGTTATTGTGTATAGATACAAATAAATATAAAGATTATGATAAATATGATAAGGCTTATGGTAGGGCTACTCAAGAATTAAGAAAATATAATATTAAATTTAATGTAGCATGGATGATAAGAAGATTAATTAGAGATGGTGAATTATACATATATAAACAAGCAGATAGTGAAGGCATAACATTTTTACCTATTCCAAACAAATACTGTCAAATATCAAGTGCCAAAGGCGCTGTTCAAAATTATTCATTCAATATAGATGCTATGAATGATGAATTGATACAAGCGTTTCCTGATGATATTCAAAAGATATACAATAAGAAGAAAAAGGGTACTTTGAAAAATGATAAAAATTATAAAGATGGTTTTTATCCATTAGATAAGACTAAGGGATACGCTTTTTCGTTGGAGTATTTAATGCCGAAGAGTGTACCTTATTATACTTCATTATTAACTACATTGTTTAGATTAACTGAAAGCGAAGATATGGATAGTGACAATGCTGAAGTTGATAATTTTAAACTGCTTCAAATGGTAATACCTACGGATAAAAACACAGGAGAAATATTGGCAGATGGAGAAGAGGCTAGTAATTATTTTTATGATACTAAACAGGTATTACCTAGAAGGATAGGTTTCGTTGGGCTACCATACGAGTTGAAATTATCAACATTAGGTGATGTTTCAAGTAAGGATATAGATTATTCTAATAAACTAAGAGAGTCGGCTTATGATAGTGCTGGAATTTCAACCGAAATGTTTAATTCAGACAGAAGTAACACTCAAGCAGTAATATATTCTCAAATAACAGATTCAATATTAGGGTTTGAGTTATTGAAGCAATTTACTTCGTTTTTAAATGAAGATTTTAAACATAATAGTGCTTTGAAAAATTTTGAGGTGTGTTTCCTTGAAACTACTAGATATAATTATTTAGAAGTTAGAAATCAATTATTAAATAGTGCGGCAACTTATGTTTCAAAATTGCAATTACTTGCTAGTTATGGTCATGAACCATACATTGCATATCAAATGTTAAAACAAGAAGAAATAATGAAATTGAATGACTACTTGCAACCAATGGTAAATTCACATAGTATGATTAGTGATAATAAAGATAAAGTTGTTGAACCTACCGATTCAGGTGGAAGACCAACTATATCTGAAACAGATCCAAATAAAGCTACGACAACTCAAAATTAGAGGTGATGAAATGGAATTTAAAATATTATCAATGGGAACAAAGCCAAATGCTAATTTTGTAGCGGATGGGATTAAATTAACAAATTGTGTAGAGTTACATAATCAAGGATTTTATGGTGAAGGAATGAGAGTTTGTGTTATAGACACAGGATATTCAACTCACGATTTTACTAAAGATAATATAATTTGTGGTAAAAATTTTACCAATGAAAGCAATGAAGATGATTATAATGATTTAAATGGACATGGTGCATTTTGTATAGGTGAAATAGTTCAAGTAGCACCAAAATGTCAAGTTGTAGTTGCTAAAGCACTTGATAAAAGTGGTAATGGTGATTTCAATTCTATAATAAATGCGTTTAAATATGCTATTGAACAAAATTGTCATGTTATAAGTATGTCATTAGGCTCAACAACACAATCAGAGGAATTGCATAAATTAATAAAACAAGCGAATGAATTAGGTGTCATAGTTTGTACTGCTGCAGGTAATGAAGGAGATGGAAATAGTTCTACTAATGAAGTTTCTTATCCTGCCAATTATGAGGAAGTAATTAATGTTGGTGCAGTAAATATAGATAAATCAATTGCTAATTATAGTAATTCATCTCAATGGGTGGATATTTGTGCAGCAGGAACTAATATAACTTCTACTTTTTTAAATAATAAGTGGTGTAATTCAAGTGGAACAAGTATGTCATGTCCTATAGTAGCAGGCTGTTGTTTATTGCTAAGAGAAAAATTTATAAAAGAGTTTGAAAGGTGTCCTTCAGAACAAGAAATGTATGGACAATTAATTAAAAACACCGAAGATTTACATATTTCAAGAAGATTTCAAGGAAATGGATTCTTGAGAATAAAGGGTGAGGAATAAATATGGATAAATTTATTTATTGTTTTAATGAAACCGACAAAAAAGAACTAATATTAAGTGGATTTTCGTATATTTGTGAACAACATATGGGAGAAAAAACAGTATATGTATTCAATAATGATAGTAAAAAATTAAAATTTGAGTTAGACAAATCTAAGTATTTTACAAATAATAAATTATTCTTTTAGATAATTAATATCGTTTTCGGACGATATTTTTTTATACAAAAATTTAAAGAAAGGAGGAATCCTTTATGAAAAAAATGAAACTTCCATGCTTGTTTGAGGATATAACATCTTTTGATAACGACAAGAGACTTGTTAAATGTTCTATTAAAGTTCAACATGATAAAGATAATCCAAATGGATCATATTTTGATGATAAGGATATAGAAAAATGTGCTAATAAATCTTTAAGATATACTCCCATACTAGGTTCTATAATCTATGATGAAGAATCCGAGGAATATAAACTTAATGGTCATGACATGCAATATAAAATAATTAAAACAGATGAAGGTTATGATTTAAAGATTTCACATATTGAAAGAATATATGGGTTTGTCGCACATGATGCTGAAATAAGTTTTGAATATGATGAAGAAAAAGATAAGAATTATTTAGTCACCGAAGGATATCTATGGAAAAATTATATGGATGAACTTGAAGATATATTAGATAAAAAAGATGGACAAACACAAGTATCAATGGAAATATCTGTAAATGATTCTTTTGAAAGAGATGATGGGTTAATTCAAATAACAGATTATACTTTTGAAGGTATAACCATGTTAGGAGTACCTGAGGCAATGAAAGGATCTAATTTACAAATATTTTCAGAAGATACTTTATCTAAATTAAAACTAGACATGGAAGAGTTAGTTAGAGTTTATTCTTTAGAAAAGGAGGAAGAAAATTTGAGCAAAAAAAATGAAAATGTTGACGCAAACAAACAAACAGAAGAATTTGGTTTATCTGTTCAAAACATAACAGACCAAATTACTACACAAATAAATGCTAGATTTGTTGAAAGAGAAGATTATTGGGAAGGTAAATATCAAGCAAGAGAATTTTGGTTCATGGATGTATTACCTGATGACAAAATCGCAATAGTTGAAACTGCAGATTGGTCATGCAGACAATATTTTGGTGTACCTTATAGTGTAAATGAAGATGTTGTTACATTAGATTTTGATAACAAGAAGTCATATATTCAAGAATGGAGAGAAATGTCAGGTGAGGTTGAACCTGTTGTATTTAATTGTGAAGATGTTCAATTAAAAGAACACATAATTAATAAATTTAATTCAATTGATACTCATGAAAATGAAGTTACAGAATTAAATAATCTTAAAATTTCTCATGCTGAATTAGAGGCTAAGTTTGAAGAAATGAAAGATTATGAAGATTTAAAGAAATTTAAAGAATCTTATGATAAGGCTGAATATGAGTCTGAAATAAAAGAAATATCATCTAAATTTAATTTAGATATTGATGAATATCAAGAATTAGAAGTGAAAGCAATTTCAGGTGAGTTATCTAAAGAGCAATATGAAAAAGAATTATATTGCTTAGTAGGAATGAAACAAATTGAAAATAACTCTAAATTTAGTAAAGCAGATAAATCTACTTGTGAAGTTAAAGTTCAAAATAATGTAAAAATCTCATCAAGATATGGTGAGTTAGGTAAAAAATATTCAAAATAAATGGAGGTAAATTATGTATTTAATAATAAAAAGAAGAATAGCTGACAATGCTATATCAGTTATACCAGAGGCAGAATGTCAAAATGGATCATTAGTGTTATTAGGTGGTTACGCTGCTAAAACAATAGGTGGAGTAGACGTAGCTGGCGAGGCATTAGAAGGTAAAGCATTAACAGATGCAGTAGGAAATCAATATGCAGTAGTTGCGCCTGATGTAACAGCAGATCAAAGATATTCTTTACAAGGTAAAACAGATGATGATTTAAAAGTTCTAGCAGGTGAACCTACAAGAGCATATATAAATCATGCAGGATTTGTAGTAAAAGCTGAAAAAGCATTAATAGATGTTGAAGTTGTTGAAGGAGACTTATTAGCACCAAAAGCTGGTACTCAAGGATATACTAAATATGTAGATGGTACTAATAAAAATGCAATAGCTAGAGTGTTAAAAACTGGCGTAAAACATATGGGAAGAGATATGGTTGAAATAATCTTCTTATAAGATAAGTGTATGAAATTAATAAAATAAATTAAAGAGATAAAAACGGAGGTATTTAAATGTACAAAAATTTAACTGATTTACAACAAATTGCCATAGATACATTCTATGGAAGAAAAGAATGTTTTGCTGAGCTTAAAAAGAGTGGAGATGACATAATAAGAGAAGAAATATTAGCTAAAATGTCATCACCATTACCTGATAACAAAAGGGAATTTAGAAGATGGTTTAAAGCTAATGCAAATGAAATGTTTGGATTAATAGAAAAAACTATCACAGTAGTTCATAATGATATAGCTTTTGAACAATTTGGTGAATTTGTTCAAACTGAAGTATTGGACGAGGGTGATAAACCTGAATACTACATAGAAAACGCTGACTTATTTGACGTTTCAGTTAAGGCAACTGGTGTTGGTGTTCAAATGAGACAAAAAATGCACAATGGTAAAATGGAAACTGAAGCATTTGAATTAGGCGTTAAAATCTATGATGAATTCTTTAGATTTTTAACTGGAAGAATTAATTGGACTGAATTAGTAAACAAAGTTGCAAGATCTTTCTCACATAAATTAGCAACAATAGTTTCTGGTACTTTATTTGATGCTTATGACTCTGCTAATAATCCATTCCATGGTACTTCTAATGCTGCAGGTGTAGATGCTAAATTACAAGAAATTGTAAATAAATTATCTGCTTATTGTGGTGAAGTACAAATAGTTGGTACAAAAGGTGCTTTAGCTAATATAGCTGGTTTAGGTGGAGTATATACTCAAGATGCTAATGATAGAAGAATGTTTGGATTTGTTCAATTATTCGGTGGAGTACCTGTTTATGAGTTAGCGCAAGGATTCGATAAAGAGGCTAAGTCTTATGATATACCTAACGATACAATATTAGTTTTACCTAAAGAAAAAGTTGTTTATTGTGCTTTTGAGGGAGACGTATTTATAGATGAGAGTTTAGAAAAGAAAGATTCTAACGATAGACAAATCGAAATGGAAATGTCAAGAATGGCTAGAGTTGGTATAGCTGTTGGTAAAGATTACGGTATATTAAAAATATCATAATAGAATTAATAAAATGGAGGAGATTTTATGGCTGAAAAAAATATAAAAAAGGAAACAAAAAATAAAGCAAAAAAAACTGAAGATGTAGTGGAACAAGTAAAAAATGATGATGTAGTAAAAGAAAAACCTATTAAAAAACAATTAAATAAATCTCAAATATCTAATTTATTAAAGAAACACGAAAATGATATAAATGTTGAAGTGTTAAACATTGGTATAGGTTCAGTGTTGTATATGAATAAAATGGGGCAAACATATTTTGATTTAGACTTAGGTGAATCTGAAATTATTTCTTTAGGTATGATGAAAGAAGTTTGTAGTAGATCTATGGGATTCTTTAAAGATTTCGCTATAACAGTCACAAATATATTCTTAGATGAAGTTGAGGATATAACAAGTCAAGATGTAATAACTTATTTAGGTTTAGATAGAGTATTTAAAGAAATAGAGGATTACGATACTGATTTCATGAAAGAATTCGTATTAATTACGGATGAACAAGAATTTGAAAAAGAATTAAAGAAAAAAGGAAGAAAATTCACTAAGATGATTGCTTGTAAAATGATACAACTATACCAAGACGGTGAAGACATAGATAGAGGTAAAGAGATACTAGTGAAAGATTTATTGGAATTAGAATCTTTAAAATTTAGATAGGAGGTGATTTAAATGTCAACTCCTGTTCAGGATATATATAAGATTTTTCTAAGCCAAATCGGAAAAGATATTATAACTGAATTAAGTCGAGAGGTTGCTGAAGACTTGATGTTGACTTATTTACAAGGAGCATCAGTTGAATTCAGTAAGTGTAAAAAAGATTTAAGTATTGAAGAAAATAATATCAAAGATGATTTAGACTTAGATGAGAAATTTATATTAGCAGAAGGAATGATTTTATATTGGTTACAACCTAAAAAATTGACTCAAGAGGTAATAAAAAATAGGATAACTGACGGAGACTATGTTATAAAGCCTCCTGCTAATTTACTTGATAAACTTATGAAACTTGAAAATCAAACTCGAGATAAACTTAGAAGAAGATTAATTGATTATTCTTGGAAAAATAAGAGGATAAATAAGTAATGGATTATTTTGATTTA